CAAGTTGTAACGGCATACTTGCTGCTTGAAAAACTCGCACCTTATCTTTCACAATAGGTGTAGGTTCATCTTTCAAACAAGCCTTAAAAGGACAATTATGTCTCTTGTATTGCCGAGCGTTAGCTTCAAAAGCCGCCAACTCATCCCAATGTGTGGGTTCCAATGTGCGCGGACAAGCATGTTCCTCATTAGGTTCCAACTCAATAATATCTTGAGATTTAGGCCCACTAAGAGGAAACCCCCTGCTTGTTGCAAGATTCATACTATCAATGAAACGTTTGCCATCAATGCCAGATACAATCTGTACTTCCGTCAATGGTTTCAGTTCTTTCAAATAGTAATCATATTTGCTCTCTAGCATATCTGCTATGGGCAAAATATAATCCTGTTTAGCACGCAATAATAACGTGGGAGGAACTCCACTGGAAGGATTCGCTGAATAGACCAGCGATGCCCTCCATGGTACCCAAGCCTGATGACCATTCGGTCCCCTAAACTTAGGTGGGCCCCACGTGTTAGGGACCTTTGTCACCTCGTGTACTGTATCAGATATAATACTCGGAATGACTTTGCTAATGGCAGTAGCACGGCCATTGCAGGTTCCTAAGATTTCCAAATTACCCTGTTCAAGGAAATTTAATGGACTCTTAGAATGGATTTGGTCACCTACAATGTGATCAATTCCATAAGAATGATGCTCTTCATTAGCATCGGCAGCTTGAGTAGAAATCCCGTCAAGTGCCATGCGGTCTAAGGCACTTTGCACCTCCCGTCTCAGCACGGTGGCACTAATACCATAGTCCGTGTTCGTGCGTCCGCCCAAATGAAATCCACCAATATATGGTACATTTTCATTCACGCACAAGACACCAGTACACAAACCATCAAATGTGTTTACAGGTGTCAATTTGTCATCAATCTTTTCTTGTAAATGATATTCAGAACCATTGAAAGTACGTAGAGTACCATTCTCATCATCATATAATCCGTTGTTAACAACTTTAGGATTTAATGTGACGTAAAACTTACTCAATATACCTTCTTTGCTTCGGTACAACATTGAAGACTGAGTCTTACCCTTAGGCAAAACGTCAGGTAAGAAATTAACCATATTCTTAATAGAACCACTA